ATGAACGACTCGGGAACCGCGGCACAATTTTGGCACAGCGGATATGGCTACATGCCCCGCCTGTTCGATGATTCTGATGCAGCTGCGTATCTCGGGGTGAGCCCGCCCGTACTTGAGGCTTTAGGCATCAAGCGCAAGGCGCTCTCTCCACGCATCAAGCGGTACGATCGGCTGGACCTTGACCAGATCACCCCGGCCCAGATCAAGCGCGTCCGCCGTGCTGTTGGAGAGCTTGCCCCCAAGCGCAAAAACACCGTCTTGGATATCGTTCGGGCATTTGTCTACGACCGGGACGGGATGGTCTGCCGATACTGTGGCGACGAGGATGGCCCATTCCACTTGGACCATGTCCTGCCCCTAGCCCGCGGCGGTGATGATGAAGCGACCAACCTGACGGTGGCCTGTGCGAGCTGCAATTGCTCAAAGGGCCAGAAGACGCTTGAGGAGTGGGGCTGGCCCCGCGCCATACCCTAGCGAAAACAACGGCGGCGTCTGTATCGCAGAGAGGCAGCGCCGCACCGGAAATCAAGGGCCTGCACGGTGGCCTGTATCGGAGATGGACGATGGGATTGCAGGCAAACGCTGATCTTGTTGCCGCTTGGGTTGAGAACGCGACGCTTCGCGAGCGAGTGGAGGCGGCTGATGAAACCATCAGAGCGCTTGTCGCCCTACTGCGGGACTGCGAAATGGACGCGCTTGGGTGGGCTTCGCACGCACCCGCCTTGTGCGCTCAAGGTTATGACGCAGAATATAGCGGCGCGCTTGCCGGCCGCATAAGCGCGGCTCTCGCTAGCGTAGATCAGGCGGGGAAGCCTCAGTGCGGGTGATTGTCTGCGGCGGCAGGGACTTTTCAGATAGAGCAGGCTTATATGCCGCCCTGGACCGCTTCCGCTCCTCGTACGGGATCACCTGCGTTATCCAAGGGGCGGCGCCGGGGGCCGATATCATGGCCTATGATTGGGCTGCTGATCGGCGAGTGATGGTGATTAACGAGCCAGCCATGTGGAAAACACACGGCAAGAGCGCGGGCCCCATACGCAACCAGCTCATGATTGACGAACATAAACCGAATGCGGTGATCGCTTTCCCCGGCGGGGTTGGCACCGCTGACATGATAAAGCGGGCTAAGGCGGCGAGTATCCCCGTCTACGTTCCGGCGACCTGACGGCTTACGGGCCTGTATGTATCAAGGATGGAGACGGGGATGGACGCCGACATGAGAGAACTAGCCGCCGTGGAAGCTGCCCGCCTTGCGTATGAAGCGGGCTGGCAGCAAGCTATCAAAGCTTCGGCGCGATGTGCGCAGGTTCACATGCTGGGCATGGCACGAGACAGATCGGATCGTGTGGTTGCGAAGATCCTCGCGCTGCCCTGCCCCACCCCCTCTGGCCGCGGCCCTATCGGAGAGACGGACAGTCAGGCATAGCCCATCCCCCGCTCCTACCGGAAGTCATCCGCGCGCTGAGACTTGCCCATGTTGCAATCGTTGCAAAGCACTTGAAGGTTGGAGATGTCCAAACCCAAATCGGGGCGCAGCTTCAAGGCTTTAATGTGATCCACGACCAGATGCCCCGCACGGCCACTAGCCGCCGTCCACCCGCAGCACTGGCAGCGGTGCCCGTGTTTCATCAGCGCGCCGTATCTAGCTTTTTTCCACGCCCAAGATTGATAGAAAGCCTTGGCCGCTACAGTCTCGACCTTGGCTATTGGCGGGCCGGGATTAAGGCCCTCAAGTTTTTCGACAAGATACCGTTTCCACCCCTTTGGAAGGGGCCACGCAAGGCCATGTTTCTGCGCATATGCACGATTGATGCGGCTGCCGAACTTTCGGGCAGCAATCTCTTTGACTTGCTTGTCGGAGAGTGTTTTCTGGGTTATGGTTTCGGACATCAGAGCGCTCCAATCGCTTTCTGGTCACGGCTCGGGACGCTTGCAACGTCGCCGGGCCATTCTTTTGTCACCATACACCAGACTGATTCGCGAAACAAGAACATCTGCGAACCCGGCCCATATTTTGCTGGCGAATCAAACGTCTCGACAGTATGCGTCCAGCTTGGCTATCAGCACCGCCGTCCCGCGGGCTGACACAGGTCCGCCGTCCACCTCGAACCCCGCAGCCGCGCCCCGGCGCTCCGCTTTGGTCCCGGAACAGATCGCCGGGCTACTTGCGGGCACGCTTGCGCAGCCACTCGCTAACATCGTCATCAGACATGCCAGATACTTCATCGCGGGCCTCCTTGGCCTTGGTGTGGGTGATAGCGTCCGCCTTGGCTTGCTTGGCGGCGCGGTCGGTCTGCTCTGCCTTGCGGCCCTTGCGGGTGCCCAGCAGGTAGCCCCCGACGACAACGACGGCGGCGATGATCAGGCTGATGATATGGTCCATCAGGTTGCCCCACCCCGGCGTTTCGCCAGCGCATAGGCGGCTTCCGCAGCAGCGGCCAAGCCAACGCCGAGGATCATCAGCAGGTCAGGGTCTGCCGCGATCTGCGCCCCGATCTCCTCGGTGACAAAACCATAGGTGACGAGCGCAGCAGCGAGATAACGCAGCAAAATTCGGGCGATCGGTCCGACCATTTCATTTCACTCCCAGGTAAGCGGCGACGGCAGCGGCCAGCGCGGCGATGATGTAGATGATGCCCTTGCCCTGACCGGAGACGGCGGGCTTGGCCGGCGGGCGGGCGTCGATGACAGGGACGGCGCCGAAGCTGACCGGCGGCATGGACAGCAGCGCCTTGTGCATTGACGCCAAGGTGATGGGTCCGGGAACGCCGTCGGGCGTCAGACCAAGCGCCATCTGATAGCCACGCACGTCAGTCGGCTTGCGGCCCATCAGGATCAGCGCGGCGCGGGCGTAGCGCTGCTGCCGGTCGGCATAACCGTTCAGGCCACCGTTGATGCGCTTGGTGACTGCCTCGAAATCGCCACGGTCGGCCAAGGCGTTGATGCTGCGGGTGTCCCAGTACCAGATCGGGCCAAGACCCTCCCACGGGTCCGTGTTGACGGCATCGGGGTTCTTGACGAAGTCCGGGGCGGCGCGATCCATCTTGCGCGCCCATGCGGTGAACTGAGCATAGTTTGACTTGCCGGTAATCTGGATCGGACCCCTGCCTCGGTACAGGTAGCCATCCCCATCAGCAGCGGCAGTGTTCCCCAGGTCGGTCCGCGTGTCGTATCGCTTCTGCGCGGCCGTCGGTCCCCACAGCTCGCGGTCGTATTTCCAGCCCGCGCTCTCATGCGACAGCTGGCCCAGATACATCGCCAGCCGGTGGGGGCGCTCCAGCCCTGCCCCGACGCCGCCGCGCTGAAGCCCGGCCAGCGTCGATCGCATATTGTCGTTCTCATTCGTCCCGGCCAGCAAGGCCAGGGTCTGCGCGGTGATCTGCATTGGGTTGCTCCATGCGGACGCGGCCCGGACGCTTACACGTCGGGCGGGTCATGTTCGGTTTTCGGGGGCTCGTTAACGCGAGCGGTTCAGGTAGCGGATGTGGACCTGCGCTATGGGAAATTGAGACGCGCGAAATCGCCATGCAGTTGGCGAGCGGCTTCGTCATAAGCCATGGCTGCCTCTACGGACGTGTCGAAATAGCCAAGCCCGCGGCGTTTGCCACAGAGTCTAATCTCTGCGCGCCACTTGCGTCTGGTTTTGAACCAATGAACGCCTTTATAACCGCTCGTGTTATCCGCCCGCAGGCCAACATTACATCTGTTTTCGGATGCAGTTGCTTCTCGCAGGTTCGAAATCCGATTATCTGCCTTGTCGCCGTTTATGTGGTCTATGTGACCATTGGGCTCATATCCGTAAAATAGTGCCCACATAATCCGATGAGTGCGATGCTGGCACCCAAAGATAGTGCCATGCAGATAGCCGTTGGAAAGAGACGCGGTGAACGCTTCTTTTCCAGCAAAACGGGTATTCCAAATCGCCGCGTTCCGGGCCGCCGAATACTTGCCAGAGGTAAACATCGATACAGGGCGCTCTTTCCAAAAGAGTTTGCCCGTTTCCGGTTCATGCCGGAACAGTTGACGGAGAACCTCGAGGGAGGGTAAAGGGCGTATAGCCATGACGTGATCCTTCCGTGATCCGTTTGGTTAGGGCTGCGGCGGTGTGTCCAGCACCTCGCAGTCCGTTGATTCTAGCACAGAATAGGCGCGGCGAAAGCCTTTCCGACCTGATCTTTTTCTAAGACTTCAGTTGGGCTCGAACTAGCTCCATAGTCAGTCGCTCCATGCGCTGGCCGGTGTCCTTGATCTCGTCTCGCATATCTTCGGACACCTCGCTGTTGCGGTTCAGGCTCAGGGTCAGCTTGCTTTTCGCGTCCACATCGCGATCAATCGCCGCCGTCAGCAAAACCGCAGCTGCGGTAAAGCCATCCAGAGACTTCACCATCCGGTCGACGCCCGCGTTGTCCACGATGGCGCCCTTTACCTCAGCAAAAGCAGGCGGAGGCACTACTGGCTTTCCTTTGCCACCGAACAGCTGGGCGATGGTGCCGCCTCCGAAAATAGCGGCCAGCATGGTGAAAAAGCCGATGATGGCTGCGCTTAGATCAGGACTTTCCAGCCAACGCATTGGCATTCCTCCTGACGGCTGCCATATCCCGGCGCGTCAGAAACACGTTGCGCCATTCGTGGGGCGCGATGAAAACGCCGTAAGCGATCATGCCGGTGGGCAGGCCGTTCCCGGCCAAGTAGGCGTATAGCATCCCTAGCCCCACAGAACTCCAAGCGACAAAGGCAATGATTGAGCCAATGAACCTCAGCGTCGGGGTATAAGGCCGTAAGGGCAAGAACGTGCCGTTAAGGACTAACCCCACGGCCCGGAACGCTGCCCCCGCCATAAGCAGGTTGGCCCATATCGCCTGATCGGCCCAGCTTGCCATGATGCGGAAGCTTTCCGCGTCAAACACCCCTGGCGTCGAGTAAAGGACGTAGCCCCAAAGAAACAACGCCGCTGTTCCGACATATTCCGAGAACCGCGCGTCTGCGTGCTCCCATATGCCTTCCGCCACCCTGACGATAATCATTGCCGTTTCCTCACTCCAACTATCATCACCCCGACAGATGCGCCCCAGCAGAGCGTCGCCATGTTCAGGTCGCGGCTTCCGAGAAATGTTGCGGCGTAGCAGCTGAAAGCGACTGCCACCGTATCAAGCAGGCAGTCCCAAGCGAGCTTTGAGCTTTGCGCATCCGAAAGCAGGAACTGCGGCAACTCCCACAGCATCAGGTAAAGCACCGGCACCACCCATGCTGCCGTCCACATGTTGGAGTAGATCGCCAGGATGCCCCACGGCCCGAGAGCCAAGTACGCGTGGCCGCCGTAGACACTGGCCCAGTAGTGCGGTGCCCGCTGCGCCTCGGGTGAGCGCAGCAGCTCTTTCAGAAACGCGATCATGCCGGCCTCATCATGTAGCCGTGACCGTGCGCCGTCTGGACAGTGTACTTCCCGGCCAGCTTCACGCGCAGCTTGCGGATGTAGACCCAGACCATCCTGAGCGTGTAGCGATCAGGGTTGCCCGGTTGGGACACGTCGAGGAAGTCGACCATGCGCTGCGTGGGCACGACATGGTTCATGTTGCGGTACAGCAGGCCGAAGATCATCCCCTCGCCCTGCGTGAGGCCCAGAGAGGCCGCAAAGGCCAGCGTCTCGCCGTCCTGGCCGGTCTGCTGCTTGAACGCCTCCAGCACGTATTCCAGCGCCTCGGTCGGCCGCATGTCAGCGATGGCCGTGTCGATGCTCTCGTGCGTGCGGTTGGGCACCCGTCGCCCCCGGATGGGGATGCCGGCGCGGTCGCATAGCCGATAGACTGCAGCACTGGACGCGCCCACCTCAGCCGCGATGGCGCGACTGTTCTCGCCTTGGGAGACGCGCTGCCGCACCTCCTCAAGGTCGATAGGGATATACTGACGTTTCGTCATGACAGGGCGATCCTTAAGCGATCGTGAAAGCGGTGATCGCTTCCGTCCGGTAATCTTCCAAGGTCATCGCCGTGGTTCGCAGGCTGAGGCCCTGCCGCGTCGAGGGGGGAAGGTCAGTGCCAGGAATGGTCTCGGTTCCGAACGTCGTCGTCACCCGCGAGCCGTTGACCGCCACGCGGAACTGGTTCCCGACCACCTCGAGGCGGATCACCATGCCCGCCACATAAGTGACGTTGTATTCGCCGATGAGATCGAAAGACCCATTGACCAGCTTCCAGACGGTCAGCAGGTTGCCGGCAATACGGATGCCCACACCGGTCAGCAGCGCCGTCAAGCGGCACATGACATAAGGCCCGGCGCCGTTCGATCGTGTCGCGAACTCGACGGCCTGATCTGCCGAACCCATGTCGGGCGACAGGTAGCAGGCCGTGACCGATGCGGTTCCAGAACCGACCATCCGGTTCGATACGATCTGTCCCGTTCCCGCCGTCCCCGACAGCAGCGCCCAGTTGGGCGAAGCCTCCAGAGCCTCATTCGGCCGGTCGAAGGTGTCCACGAAGGTCGTGGTGCCAGAACCCGCCTCGGCCACGGTCAAGGCGAACGTCCGCGTCGCCGTCTGCCCACGGGAGTTGGTCACGGTCACGCCGACGCTGTACACACCCAGGACAGGATCGCCGGTCAGCAGCCCCGTGCTGGGGTTATAGGACAACCCAGACCCCGAAAGGCCGGTTACTGCGATCGTCTTGCCCATGTGCAAATCTCCGCAGTCGCAGAGCGCATAGAGGTCGACGCTGACCGCCTCGCCTTCGGTAAAGGTCTGGTCGGCCCATCGGATAGTCGGCCCGACCGCGATAGTGATCGGCTGCGGCACACAGCCGTCGCCGAGCGCAGGCGTCGCCGATCGCGCCAGGACCAGCTGCCCCGGATTGTCCCCGATCGTCCCGGCCAGCGTGTTACCGGTCCGCGTCACCGAAGGCGGCAGCAGGCCGCGCACCCAGGGCTGCGCCGGGGTGTTGTCCTCGTTTGGGATCATCTCGATCACGTCGGCGGTGACATCGCTGCCCCAGACCTGCTGGGGGGTCGGCAGCGCGAACGAGAACGCCGTGTTGAACGGGGTCTCCAGCACGGCCGCCGGGACCAGCGGCTGGCGGAACGTGCCGGTACTGGGCCGCCATGCCCGCCACCAGTCGCACTCGATGTCGGCTCCGGCATCCCCGGCCGCATCGAAGATCGCCTGGTCAATGCCGGACTGCAGGATGTGGTTCGTCATCATCAGGTGGAACGGCCGCGACGGGTCGAACACGTTGCCGCCATAGTCGGGCGAGCCTTCGGCCACCAGCGATCCGTTCTCCCACAGCCGAACGCGCCAGGCGCCGCCCACCTGCAGGATCTCGAACGCATAGTCCCGGAACTCGGTCTCGCTGACCGGCGCGGTGTTGCCGAGGGTCGGGCCGTAGGAGCCGACCCCGTTGTTCCAAGTGTTGCGGTTGAACTGCAGCGCGGGCGAGAAGCCCTCGCAATCCAGCTCCAAGCCGTCCCAGCCATTGCCCGGCTGAGACTGGATCAGCCAGAAGGTCGGATGCCACTGGTTCCAGGACGACAGCTCGTAAGGGAAGCGCAGTCGCATCTCCATCAGGCACGGCGCGCGCATCATGTTGCGGCGTCCCATGTGGATCATGGACGACAGGTTCAGCTTGCCATTCAATGCGCCCATCAGCGCCCGTTCCGCCGTCGTCGCGCGCCGAGACTTCGCCCGCAGGATGCCGTTCTCGAACGTGATCATGTCGGCGTAGCTGGCCGGCACGACGCCGCGGTTCGCGTCGAGGAAGCCGGTATGCCACGGGTCGGCCTCGTAGCCTCCGAGGCTCGCGGCACCACGCAGGTAGCGCGGCGCGGTCGACTGGATGCCGTAATGCCGGGTGGTCATGTAGGAACCAGTGGCGCTGGTCGGCGTCAGGAAATCAGCGGCGGTCATGTCGTCGAAGTCGTCGCCGTCTGCCAGCACATAGCCGTTGTAGATCGTGCCGGTGTCCCCAGCCTGACCGATGGATGCACCCCCGATCATGGGGGCGGACACTCCGCTGGTCGCCGTCTTGGTGTCGCTCGGCGTGCTGTTTCCAGCCGCATTGACCGCGCGCAGACGGACGCTGTAACTGGTTCCTGCCGCGGGCATGGTAAGGGTGCGATCACCGGCCCCAGCCCCGCCCAGAGGCGTCCACGTGCCGCTGTTGGCGGAGTACTGAATGGCCGTGATGGGCGACCCGCCGTTGGTCGGCAGCGTGTTGACGCTGACCACCAGCTGGTTCGCCTCCAGTCCGGTGGCGAGCGTCCAGTCACCAGCCACGAAGGGCGACGGTGCAGTGATCGCCGCAGCCACCACCAGCGCGAAGGCGTCGCTGACGGTCTGCCCGGTGCTGTTGCTGGCCGTGACGGTGTAGGTCGCGTTCCGCTCGGCCGCGGCGCTGATGGTCAGCGTGCTGCCGCTGATGGTCACGCCCAGCCCCGTCGGGCTGACGGAGTAGCTGGCGGCGTTGGCGAAATAGTCGCCCAGTGCCAGCGTGACGGCTGCATCGCCCACGGTCAGGCTGCGGTCGGGCAGTGGGGTCGTGAGCGTCGGCAGTACCGGCCCACCACCGCCCGCAAGGATGGCGTCGATCGCTTCCTGCAACGCCACGATCTGAGCCTGCTGTTCGGCAATCTGCGCCACAAGTGCCGTGTCGTCATAGGCCGATCCGCCGCCCGGAACCACGACCGGGCCAAGATCAACCGACGCCGGAGCTTGCCCGGTCAGATAGGTCACGCGCATCAGTTGGCCTCCGTCGCGGGCTGGGTGATCTGGAACTCGAAGAAGTTGGCGGCCGGGACGTAGGTGCTGGCTCCTGCCCGCTCGATCAGCAGGTCAGCCTTCATTAGCCGCACGGGCCAACCGGCTGTGTCAGCCGACAGCAGGATGGTCCGTGCTTCCTCATCGACCATCACAGCTAGCGATTGCGTACCTCCGGGATAGCGCGCCTCGCTGTTGGAAGCCGTCCAAGGATAGATCGCGGCCCATTCCTCATCCGTGAACTGGTCAAGCAGGATCTGCACGGTCGAACCGCGCTTCCAGGTGGGGGTCATCGTGATCTCCGGGCATGAAAAAACCCGCCGGTGAGGGCGGGCTGATGGTTTCATAGTTTCAGATAAGCGGCATTTATAAAGCGCGGACAATACCAGGAGAGTATGGCATTACACCCTGAGATCTCATAAACGCCACATCATCCAACGCGGCTTCCACGTTGGAAAAGTCTATGTGACGCAACTGCCAAGGTGCATACTCCCACCATTCAGACTGCAAGAGCCGTTCCCTTATTTCACCGCTAAATCGCTCGCCGATCTTTTTTGCAGGGACGCCGCCAAATATCTCATATGCCGGAACGTCCTTCGTAACTACTGCGCCAGCCCCAATGATGGCGCCATCGCCGATCGTAACACCCGCAATTATCGTTACCCGGTTTCCGATCCACACGTCGTTACCGATTGAGGTTCGGAAAACCACTTCAGAGAGGGCCTTCCTTGTCAGGGTTGGGTCAACCCTATCTGCCTCATATTGCTCCCTGCAGGCAAAATCCTCTCCGACATTGTAGGCGTATCCCCCTTGGTATTGGAACGGGCTCGTGGACAGCCATCGCGTTGGATGGTTCGGCTGACCGATGATAACATCTGCAGCAACTGAACAATATCGACCGATATCCGTCCGCATGACTCTGCCACTTCCAAAGTAGCTGAACGCTCCAACGTGACATTTACCGCCAAAATTTGTGCGGTGTATCCTTGTTGGAGCCTCAAATGAAAATTGCGTGCCGATGCAGTTTCTGTTTGCTGACTCGACGTCCAGCCCCATCCGTTTAAGTTCATCAAGCTCAAGGCGCCTGCCGCCGCCTCCCGCGGCAGGCATCACGGGGCTTACATCGTTCATCATTTCCTCCAAGGACCGCAAGGGCATCTGCCCATGTACAACCTGGAGTAAGCACACATTGCGTTACCCTAACAAGGCATGAGCTTGGGCAACAATGATAGGCGGCCAGACGTTCGGCAGTCCGTCACGAATAAGAGAAGCCTCTTCCGGAGTTATTTCGACGTCACCGGCTGCCCCATACAAGCGCATTGCCAGCATCCCACGCTGCACACTGCTGTGAGGACCTGAGGTGTTCAGCGCCAAAGCGGCAACAACGCCCAAGGTCATATCAGCGCCGTCAATCTTGGCATCAGTTCCGTCCATGTTTTTCATGAGCGACGAGAAATCAACATTCATAGTGTGTCCTTTCAGTTCATCCTGACGTCAGAACCTGACGCCATATCGACGTAGCCTCGAATGGTGTTACCGTTCAAAAACTCAAGTCGGTTATTTGAGCTATTAAACCTGAGAGAAACAGCGTCACTGTTGGAAAATGCTAGTTTCTGATCAGAGGGAACCCTGATTGCTGAACCCGTATATGTTCCACCAAGCAAGATGCCGTTGGGCGATGAACCCCCAAAAAATGCTTGTGCGACCGTATTCGAGCCCACGATGGAAAGTCCGCGCTCCCCTGTGGTGGCAATTTGAATGCCAGCCTTAGTAATCGCCGACCCGCCAATGGTCTGAAATACAGCAATTCCGTAACGGAATGTGCCCTGGGTCAAGTTGTCAGACCTGACCGTGATGCCGGTGCCGATTTCAGCATTGCCAGTGTTTCCAGAACTTCCATTCCATCCGGAGATTTCATGCGTTCGCGCCAGAATATCCAAGACCCTCCTGTTACCATACCCTTGGTTCGCAGTAGGATTATCCAAGCCGACAGCTTGAATGTTCATCTCTGTTCCGACGCACGGAGTAACGTCTGCAGCAGTAGCGAAAATGTTGTGGTCGTTGGATTGGAAATGTCCGGCGAAGACACCCGCACGCCCAAACTTATTTGCTACGCCAGAAACTGCAGTGCAGCCTGTTCCAGTGAGATTGGAATAGTTGTCAATTTCACCCGAAATAGCCCATTCGGTTTGTGTCGTGTCGATATTGACGTTCGTCTTAACCCTTAGCGCTTTCGGGTTAAGGTATCCATGCTCTGAGTTGACGTTTCGGACAATCTGGGCTGTGATGTTACCAGATCGCTGAGTCGTGTCCTGGGAGATAAACACTAGGTTGTTTGGTGGCGTGATGCTACCGGGAGAGATGTTAATCAACGGCGCCGTGCCCGTGATTATATCGGTTCTAAGCCAAGTGGCCTCTGCAAGTACTGGACCGACTATGCTTGAAAGGTAATTGGCGAAATCCCTAAAATCGGATTTTTTGGGGTTATAGACCCCCGATCGAGGGTCCCCCCTTGGCGCTGGCGAGCCGGCTGGCTCGTTTGGCTGGCCGTCGCCAGTGTAGCGCACATGGTCGCGGAAAAGAACGTCGGCAAGTGTAGGCATGTGGCTACCTCGAATGCAAAAAGCCCGCCTTAAGCAGGTTGTCGTGAGCGGCTGTTCATTGGATTAAAAGGGGATGGTCACCGGACCTGCGGGATCGGACGGGATACCCGACGGGTTCAGGGTCCGGACCCAGAAGCTACGCGCGCCCGTTCCCGTCACAGTGTGGGTGTGGTTATCGGGCCGCCCTGCGCTGCCAGCTACGGTCGCGATAGGCGTGGCATCTTCAAAGACAGTGGTCGATCCCATCAGGACCTGCGTCCGGTAATAGCCATTGGGCGCGTTGATCCAGTCGATGTACGCATCTGCGCCAGTTGCCATCACGTCCAGGCTGGTCGGCGCCGGGGGTTCCGTCGGGTTGGCAAGGACGGTGACCGGGCCGATCTTAAGCCAATCGCCATAGCCGCGCCAACGATAGCGGACCGTGTACTGCTGGCCGTCATCGAGAACGCCGCTTTCTGCCAAGAGCGCCGAGGCGTTCATCTCGACCCATTGTGGCTGCGTCCCGGACCAAGGCCCGACAGGCGCGAAATCCCCGCGGGCAATCTGCGCCCGAAGCTCCAGACCGTCACGGCCCGGATCGTCCACTGTCAAGGCAATGCGAACACCTTGGACGCCGCCAGAGACACCGAAGCGCTCCTGGATCAGCGTAGCGTTCACCGGGACCGGATCGACGCGAACAGGCTTTCCGATCGCGTCCAGTGTCGGCTGAACCGGTTTCTCCTCCGTGGCAGCGTTCCACGAATACGGGTTCTCGATGCTGGCGATGCCGATCTCGCAGAAGCCATCTGCGATGCTGAAGCTGTGGCTGGTGACCTCGAAGACGCCGTCTAGGCCGAACTCATCAGCGACAACCCGGATCGTGTGGATGCCGTCGCCCTTGGGGAAGCGTGCTTTCAGGCCGACAAGATTGGTCCGCAGGGTGCCGACATACTGGCGCCGATCCTTGGCGCGCTTGATCTTCATCAGGCGCTGCAGTTGAGAACCAGACGGGCACATGTCCACGTCCAGCAATTCAGTGCGGCGCGGCTGCGTCTGAAGCGAAACCGCGTCGACCAGCTCCGGAACCTCAGTCGGCTGGTAACCATGCGACGGGCTGACAAAACTGCCCATCAGCACGTTGTAATCAGTGAAAGGATCGAAGCCGTCGGCCATCTGAACCGAGAGGATGTCATCGCCGCTGATCGTCACATCAGGCTCGGACCATTGACCGCCAATGATACCGATGTCCCCGTCAGCCGTCTCGTAGATCTGCCCGTCGCAGGTCGCCAGCATGCGCGCTGTCGTTTCTTTCAGCGGATCCTGCAGCGAGTAGTAACCGCAGAGGCTGTAACGGCCTTCGGTGCCGCCGGATGCAAGAGGAACGGACTGGAAGCACAAGGAAACGAAGCCGGCCCAAGATGCGCTGTTCAGGCGCTCCACAGGGATGTTCCAGCCGTCGGGGTGGGTCATGAAGTCCCTGATGCACAGGCCGGCGTTTTCGCTATACACCAGCGCGTCTGCCAAATTGCGAACAAGGCTGGCTCGCACTTCAACCTGAACCTGCGTGTTCGGGCCCTTTGGAAATACCTTGGCGAAATCCTCGTCTGAAGGATCACCCCAGACCGACAGGAACGTGGCCTGGTTCTGCAAGCGATGTGCCGCGGTCCATATGCTCGGGAATGCGCTCAGCGCGGGGTCATAATCCCCGCCAATGCCGGACCCGTCTCGGAAGCGGAGCACCTTATACTTCTCGACCTCTCCGGTGCTGGAGTTCCAGGTGACCGGCTCCCCGTCGATCCAGAAACGGATAAGCCCGTCAACGCGCCCGTGATGAGCAACGACGATCTGGATCAAAAACCCGCCTTCGGCCTCGTATAGCGCCCGGATGCCGCCCAGAAGGTTGCGCCCATAGGCCCGAATGCGGGGCGCATCGGTCTGAGTGATCGTCGCCATGACCTGCTGGCGCGATGCCTGGGGCTTGTTTAGAGCCGCCGAGGCGAAGGCCCAGGATGCGGAACGGCCGACGGTGAAGATCGCAGCCGTCACGGCGGGCGACAGACCGAAGATGGAGATCGCCCCCGGCCCAAGCGCCCAGGTCGCGTAAGCGCTGATTGCCGTGAAGATCGCCATTACGTCTTAATCCACGCTTGCTCTGCCCGGCGATACCCAAGGCGGGTTAGGTCTGGACCCGTGGGCCCGGTTGATAGCTGGATCAGGGTTGCGCCACGCTCGCGAGCCCATCCCTCGAAAGCGCGCAGCAGTTGCAAGCCGCTTCGGTCCGTTGCGAACCAGCCCATCTCTTGCGCGACGATCGCCGGACTGATGATGGTCGGCTGTAAGCATCCGGCGATGAAACCGGCATCAGACAGCCACACAGCCCCGTCAGGGCTTGCAATCAGGCTGGCGATTGTCCGGGCCGTCCAAGACCGATCGACAGCCACAGGGCCGCTCACAGCCTCCCGCAGTGCCTCGACCATATCCACGACCCGCAGCACATCGGCAGCAGTCGCCAGCTTTACCGACGCCATGTCGTCTCATATGCGCTGGAATAAAGCGGCAGCCGCTCCAATCCGCGGTCGCCGGGGTAGCGCGCCTTTTGGTCAGCATCAGTCCAGCGCCCGCGCGGCGGGGAATTGCGGCGGAAGAACAGCCCCTCGGCCTCGATCGTGATCTTTCGCTGATTTGGCCCATCGGCCGACCAGGGCATTTTTTGCATGGTGCCATTGAACAGCGCGATCGGCGAACCGATGGGCTGCCCGCTCAAGATGTCGGACCCTGCAACCTCGACGTCATCCATCGCAAACAGCTGCAGATATACCGTCACCGCCCGATCACGGACGCGGTTCTTGGCGTTGAGCGCCAGTGCAAGCATCTCCTGCGTGGCGGCAACTTCGAACGACACCTGTTGCGCCGACACCTGATAACTCGTCTCGATCTCGCTGATACTGATCAGGTCGCCAAGTCCGCGCCACAGCTGGCCGGCCACGTTCAGGTCGCCGAAGCCGGTCCACCAGCGCTGCGGGCTGTCGCGGAAGTCCATGAACACCAGCGCCGCCTGGCCGATGTTGCCGTTCCGGAGCAGTTCGTCGGGGATGGCGATCAGGTCGTCACGTGCTGGCATCAGATTGCCTCGCGGAAGTTGACCGACACGCGCGGACGAACGGCCATCGTCTGATCGAACAGACCTTCCGTTTCTGAAACCATGCGCATGCGACAGACAGGGCGGGCGACCTCTAGGGGCGTTCCAACGCCGGCAGCTGCTCTCAGCGGGGGTTCGATCATGACGCGGCGTACGCCGGCTGATGGCTGCCAGTGGCTCTGAACGCGATAGAGCCTTTCTCCGATGCTGAAAAACTGCCCAGGCCGAATGCCAGTTGTGTCGAACAAAGTCAGGCTAAGCTGCGTCGCACGCAAAGGCGCGGCAGCTGCCAGCGTGATCCGGTTGAACTGAGTATTCTCCAGCCCAAAATGCTCCCACGTTTGCGCATCGGACAAATTGGCCGTTTCAGCGAATGGCAGCGGGCGACCATTGCGATCCTTCGGCCGAAAACGAGAGTGCACCGGAACCAGCGTAGTCCCGATGCGTCCCTGCATCTGTGCCATAAACGTCTGCCACTGGAGCGTGCTAGCCTCGCCCTTCAGGACGAAGTTTACGGTGGCTCTCCAGTGCCCCCGCATAGTGGGTGTGATGGTTTCGGCGCCCGTGATGCTCTCCACGACCTCTTGGGACTGGCCCATCATGTAGAACTGGGCTTCCTGATGCTGCGCCAGGTGCGGAAAGGTCGCCTGCATTAACGGAGCCTCTTGTTCTGATTGTCCATGTACGCAGGAGCTTGTCGCAGGATGCCGGGCGTTGATTTTGCAACGACACGGCCGCTAATCTTCTCAACCTGTGCTTGCCAGTTTCCGCCCTCGTCCATGTAGACGCGGACATCCACAGCGCCGCCAGCCTGCTGGCCCTTGGTGTGGTCAACGATGGTTTCGTTCGGATGGACGATGGCAGGCATGCCGCCGAGGCCATCTATCCCGCCGGAGCGGGATCCATAGCCGGTAAAGCCACCGCCATTGAAGCTGGGCACCTTCACTCCACCGCCGAAGATGTTTCCGATGGCAGCAAACGGGTTGAAGCCACCGCCGCCACCGCCGCTCAACTGACCCGAGATTGCATTCCGAATGCCGCTGTTCAGGATGTCGCTGGCGATTTGCTTGAAAACCTGGGCCAGACCTTCGCGCAGGCTTTCCCCCGCCACCAGAGCCCCGGCCATAGCGTCAGCGATGCCGTCAACAGCCTGTTCGAATTGCTGCTGCGATGCCTCGGCCCGTTCCAGTTCGCCCGTCAGGCGCCCAAACCCGGCAGCCTGTGCGTCGATCTGTGCGCTAAGCTCAGCGTTGACCGGGATACCGCGCTTCTTTGCCTCGTCCAGCAGCTCCCACCGGGCCTTGGCGGTGGCAATCTCCTCGTTCGATTTCCCGACAAGGGTGATCTCGCGTTCAAGGTTGACGAGATCCCGCTCGACGTTCTCGAAGAACGGGCGATCCTGCTTTTCTGCGCGGCCCTTGGACCCGCCGCTGCCGCCGCCGCGTCCTTTGCGCCCGGCAGCTTGCTCAGCCTTGCGGCGCGCTTCTTCCTCGGCCTTCAGCTGCTCCTGCCAGTCATATCGGAATGTCTGCTGCTCTTGCAGGTCCATGCCGCCAGCGCGGCGGGTGATGTCCTCGCCGTTGCCGAAGCGGCCCAGTGTGGGGGCTCCGATCGTGCCGGGAACGGCCTGCGATGCCGCGATAGCAGCAGACAGCGCGCGGGTCAGCGCAAGGGCGCTTGCAGTCGCGGCATCGATAGCACCGGGCAGCTGATCCACGGTAGAGACTACGCCGCCGGCCGCATCAGATGCGCTCTGCATCGCAGTCGCAAACTCGTATCCGGCCAAAGCACCTTGCGCTGCCTGCCGCTCGGCCGCCAGCAACGCGTCGTTGGTATAGCCCGCCTGAAGGTTTGCATCGGCCAGGAAAGCAGCCAAGCGCCGCATGGCGTCAGCGGCTTGCTCAGGCGTTGAAGCGGTCGACTGATCCGTGAGGATGTTCTGTAGCGTTCGGGCTTGGTCGATGGTGATGCCGAAAGTGTCTTTCAGGCTGTCCGCCAAGGTCTCGATGCCCGAACTGCCCTCGCCAAATTGCTGCAGTTCAGCATCGACCAGCGCGAGGATGCTTGGCAAATCTTCGAACGTCTCGGCGATGGAAGCCCCTGTCGCACGAATGGCCGATGCCGCGTCCAGCTTCGCCAGGTTGGCAAGCTGCTGCAGGAGCATCTGTGCCGATCCCGCCGCCCGTCCGTATTTTTCGACCAGTTCATCGGTCGGCGTTCCGGCCGCAGCTGCTGCACTTTCGTAGTCGCGGAGAGCCGTGTTCAGCTCTTTCAGCGTCTCCTCAAGGGTTTTTGCTTCACCGCCTGCGTTGAAAAAGCTGGCGACAAGCGGGATGCCAGCCGCAGCAACCAGGCCTATAGCCGAACCGACCAAACCGAACCCGGATAGCAACTGCGGCAGCTGCTGTGACAGCGCGCGGGCAGCACCCTGCCCGCCCTGGATCTGCACGAAGATGTCCTGCAGCTGATAGCTGACGTTCTGCAGGCCGGCGCGCGCCTGGCCGGACATGGTGCCGAACGATTTGCCGATCTGGGCATTGCCTTGGACGAATGCCTTCTCGGACCGCTGCGCCGACTTGATGGCGCGCGCTTCGATCCGGGCCAGCTGCTGAAGGAACTTCTGCTCCGTCAGGCCAATCGGAAGCTCAAGACCTGCTTCAGCTTCCGCCATTGCTCCACCCCTCGCCTAGCGCGCACAGCGCGTCGTATTCTTCGTCTGACATGGGCGCGCCCTGGTGGGCGTTTCCGCCGCCCTGCGCGCGATTGAAGCCGCTGACGCAGGCCATGTATTCCCACATCGTCATCTGCTTGATCTCGCGCGGCGCCATGCCCATCGCTGCGCCGCTGCCGTAGTACGTGGAGAACTTTAGGCGGGCGGGCTCTCCTCCGCCTGAGCCTCCCCCAACGGGTCATGCTCCTTGCCCTTCAGCGAATTGCTGATGACTGTGAAGGCCAGAAGGTTCAGTTCCGAAATGTCACCGTCGATCATCGCGTTCTTGGCTTTCATCTCGGCCTTCTGACGATCCATCCCCGCGCCGATCAGGCCAAGCCGAAGGCAAGCCATCACCTCGCGCACGCGGACTGGGGAATAAGCCAGGCTGCCGCGCTGCTGACCCAAAGAGAGCCGGTAGCGCAGATCCAGAACCCCATCCGAGGTCAGGTCGTCCAGAGCTTCAAGCTCGCCGATGCGGAGAAGAAACTCGTCCTCTCCGCAGACCCAGTTCATCTTCAGCGGCTCCATCAGAGGGTCGTGGTGCTGAAGACCATTTCGCCGTCGGACACGAACGACACGCTGACCTGCGCTTTGTTGCCGCGCTCGCCCGTCACCTCAAAGCTGGTGATGTGAATGTTCCCCTCCCAGAAGCGGCCATTCACGGTGTCCGTCAGGCTGCCGATGTAAATCCGCGCCGGGATGCTTTCGGTGCTGTTGAACGCAGCCCACCACGCATCGACGGCCTCGGCCGCCAGGATGCCGTTGCCCGAACCGCTCATGTCCAGGCTCTCGACGCCGCGCTCGATCCAAGCGGGCAGTTCCGGATCATCACAATCGGGCACAGAAATTTCAGTGGCATTCTTGGTGAAAGTCACCGTGTGGTTGGTCAATCCGCAAGGACGGATAAACGTTCCGGGCGTCAGACCTTGAAGGAACAGCGCAACGCTGGACCCCACGTACGTAACTGGACGGGCCATTTTATTCTCCGAATGAGGTGAAGATCAGATTAGGAAAATCCGCTTTGCAGACTTCCTTTGATTTTCCTCCGCCCACATGGGTCGAAGGTTGGCCAAGGACCAGCAGGCCTTGAACTCAGGTTCCTCTGGCGAGGAAAACGAAAACGATGCGACGGGCACGATGTGGTCAATGTGCCATTCGCCCATATTCTCCCAGCTCATCCCTTTGGTGAACTGACGCTCAATATGGCGCTTCAAGTCGTCCAGAGAGTAATCAACCAACTCGAACCACGAGCGCCCAGCCTTTCCAGACGATAAGCAGCGGTTCATCATCGCCGTTACACGGCCTCGCAACCGGTTCTTCGGGACCAAGCGCCATTCGCGGCATTTCACCCGGTAAGCCTCAGCACCTTCAGAAGTGGATCGCCTTCTACTTGCCGCAGCCGTGTCTAATTCTCGTTGCCTGTCGGGGTTCTTCGCGCGGCACCGTCTGGATTTGAGAGCGTTCCACTTTACTTGGCAGGCAGCACACCGCTTGGTTGTCGATGCAACTCTCGGGGTTTCTGCCAAGCAGTCGCAGCACTTAACCAAGCCACCAAGCTCAACGCCGCTTCGCTTCTGGTCCCTATCGAGCTTTCGCCTGCAAGCATCGCTGCATATCGATCGGTTCCAAGCACGGTCAGGCCGTGAAAATTCAGAACTACAAACTCTGCAAACGGCGACTGCAACCATAGCTATAATATAAGATATTAGCTTGCCTTTGTAAGCTGTTAGCCGAGATATTTAACTCGATTTCCTGCTCTTTTTAGACAGGCGCGCGTTAATCCGGTGGCGATCTGACCGGGGCGATACGCGATCACCACACCGTGGCGAGGCGACCAGTCGAACCCGATTAAGATCAGCCATTTCCTTTGCGTCGGCATTGGGGCACCCTATTTAGTTGAAAAGGGAGGATGCCGTGAACCAAGCCTTGAAGGCGCTAGTCGCAGTTGCGTGTGTCGCGATCATCGCGGCAGCCGGGGTGTACTTGAACGATCGTCGCGCCGTACGAGCCGCTGCAGCCATCGAAGCTGAGCACGCACAGCGGATGGAGAACATGATGTACTTGGCGCGCGTCGAAGCGGAACGGGCAGCGCGAGAAGCAGAGCAAGCTATGGTGGTCGAAGCATGCCGCCGAGACCTGGACGCTTTTGACAACCACCAAGCGACGCTGGCTTTCGTCCAGCGGGTTGAAGCGTCCGGGCAGCCGCTGACAGGCGATACGATGGCGGCAGAGATCCAATCCTGCCGCAATTTGGTTACCGACTAGCGCGCCTCGACTTCGTAGCGAAGGTTTATGATGCCGTGCGTGGTTAAACCATCAGGGTCTGGCGTAATACGGGTCAGAGGCGCCTCCGACAGGATCAGCGCATTTTCGGTCAACTCCGGCAGCGCCAACAGCACTCGGCGCGCCTGTGCCACGATGCGCTTGCAGTGAGGTCGGCCAACCTGACGCGACCACACGTCAAGCTGAATATTCACCTCTTGGATGTCTAAGCACTCGGCGTCCTCATAGACGACAAACTCAGGTCCAAAACTGACGTAAGCCTGCTGCGTGCCCCAGACGGACGCCGCCGGCGAGCCGTCGGACCCGCGTTGCACGCGATCATATACGCCGCCCACAAGCGCCATCAGGTCTGCGTCGGCGGTCAAGGCGGTATGGATCGCCGACTGCAGCTCAAGTGAAGGATCGCTCATGACAGCCAAGCCTTCCTGATGTCGCGAGACAGTTTGGATCGAACTCTGGTCCTGTTGGCCCTCCAGGCAGGAAAGAAGAATGGGTTGGCAGCCATGTTCTGCGTCCCGAATTCCTGCAGCTTGGCGTTCTGAAATCTTGTTTTTCGGGCGCCCGTGACAAGCGTCGACGCGTCACCAGCGATGATCTTGACCCCAATGTAACTCGCGGTTCGGTTCGAGGTCTGACGCAAAGATTGACTGCCTTCGCGCGAAGCATAAGCGCCTTTTTTGTTCCCAGACAGGCGGACGGTATCTAGATCCTCAACCCTGATAGACTTTTGCAGAGCCGCTTGATCCACTGGCGCCAAATAGCGCATCGCACTTGCGACTTCCTCGCCGCTTTGCCGCGCCGAAACTTTTGCAGCAGCGCGAACCGCAGCCGCCTTTCGTCTGAACATCGCCTGAACCTCGGAGATGCCATTAACCATCGGGAACACCGCTTTCCGCCAAGAATTCTAGATATAGCCTATCCTCGGTCAGCCTAGGCATCTCACGGATGTTGTAGGTCCTGCCGTCAATTATGGCCCGCATCTCAGGTTCAATTGTGTCCGTATCCGGGTCATTGCGTACTGTCACAATGACCGGCTGACGTCCTTGTAGCCTGGACGCGATGACCGACTCCCCGCCGCGCAAGGCATCAACACTGCACCATCGGGTAAAGGCAGGCACCCATTCGCCGATGTAGTTGCCAAAGCCATCCTGCTCGTTCGATCGCCGCTCAAAGACGGCCTGATCGTGCATCGGCTTCGTTCTGCGCGCCATGATTACGCCAAAGCCGGGTCGCGGTCCCGGTCCAACAAACTCCTGATGTGCGCAGGAAAGGGGCCGCCTTCCATCTCTGCTGCCCTATCTTCGTGTAAGCGCATCAGCACGTGCCTGATCGCCGCCTTGACGTGGAATGGCACCGTGGTTGCGTCCCACCCGTGGTCAGGTCGCTTGATGTAGTCGATTACGACTGCAGAAGCTTCATCAGCTAGCTGTTGGATCAAGCCATCTGTCCTGTCATGCTCAATCTGAAGCCAGGCTTTTGCGTCGTTCAGGTCAATCAGCATTGCGGCCACCACGGAGCTGCAGCGGCTTCTCCTCGCGAGCCGCCTTGACGATGCCATCGCTACCGTTCCGGCCAGCCTTCACCGCAAGCCGCCAGCCCGGACCGGTGCCCGGCCTCTCGGTCGTCTCTGCCTGAGCGACCCAAACGCTGCCGCCGAAGGTAACTGCATCGCCTTTCTCATAGGCCTGTCCGGCCCGATAAACGCCGCGGTCCAACATAACCGGAACAGCAATCGTCTTCTCGACCACCTTCTCTCCGCGAACGAAGCGCAGCGTGATGGCTCGCTCGCCGTCATGCTCGATCGCCATGTCATCGAACCCGACCCCATCTACGCCGTCCTTCGGCGCCGGGATCGCAGCGACAGCCGCCTTCACCATGGCCGGGATGTCCGGAAGCTGCACAGGATCGGCATCTTTCCCGACGACCTTGCCGAGTGTCTTGGTTTCGCCGTTCGAGAGGGTCAGAACCAACTCGCCTTCGCGGTCGATCAGCGCGCCTGCCACACCCACGCCGGGCTTGCCAGCCTCGGGCGCCGGAATGTCGGCGATCGCCTTCGCGACGGCTTTTTTCACCATGCCCTCGACATCGGGCATCACAGGCTCGATCGCTTTGGGGATGGATGCCCGGATCGCCGCAAGATCGGACCGCACGCTGTCTGCCACTAGGGCGGCCACAGAGGCAGGGTCAGCATCCTTGCCGTCCTTGGGCGTCGGAATGGATTCAATGCGCTTCTCCAGGGCGCCCATGCGCTCCTCGATGCGAGCCAAGACCGGCCCGAATTGGGCTTTGACCATAGCAGCCAAATCAGCGCCTAGCGTTCCCGCGTCCAGCATCAGTGCAGCCCTTTCTGGAACGCCAGCAGAAGCTCGGCCCGCGCGGCCCGTTCCTGCGATGCGGTGTCAACGATGACAGGCGGCGTCTCCACCGGCCCGGCGATCAGCTGCTGATCCCGCGCGGCGATAGCCTCGGCGCTGTGATCCTGCTGCTGCATGTAGATGGTGTTTCCGTAGGCAAGCGGGCGCTCGTCCAGACGGGCCCGGCGTTCGTTCAGCGTCAGGATGTCCTTGCCCTTCTGCAGCACGTCCATTTGCGTCAGGGTGTCCATGCGCAAAAGGTTTGCCTGGTCGAAGTCCACGCCCATCGTAACGCCATCTAAGCCCAATCCCTCGTCCAAGCAGGCCTCGGCCGACTCCAGGTGGATCTGCAAGCACTGCGTGAAATACTCGACGTTCAGCGCCTGGACGTTGTTGTAGGACGGCATGTCACCCACCCCTGCCTTGTAGGGCGGGACGTGGAAGGTAGAGCAGACCACTTCGGCGGTCCATTTCAGCTGTTCGATGACCTGCGCATCGGTCGCGGTCATCATCATCGGCTCGTATTTCAGGCCATCTCCAAGGACGGCGACCTTTCCGGCATTTGCGCCGGTGTAATTGGTGTCCCAGTGCTCCTTCAGCCGCTGCGCCGTCTCGTTCGAGATAGCCGCCGGCGCGGTCAGCACGCCAGACGGCCGGGCGCCGTTGGCGAAGAACAGCGTCGAGTTGTTCTGGATGCCCAAGGCCTGCATCGCCGCGATACCGGCAGCATGGATGGGCGATGTCCCGACCAGCGGGTGATAGATCGTGTTCATCCGGTCGTGGATGATGTCGCGCGCTGGCACAACGACCTGAGCCGTGAGCCCAGAGATATTGTCGGCCTGCAGCTGGTAGTAGACATCCCCATCTTCGGTCACCAGTGGCATGACCTTGGTCGGGTTCAGGACATAAAGCCCGGTGACCACGTTCCGATTGTCTCGCCGCTTCAGGACATAGACGTTGCCCGTCGACAGCTTGGACAGCATGTAGTGTTCCCAGAACTGGATGCGGTTCTGGTAGGGGTTAGGTTTGCGAAGGACCGGGGAAAACGAGGGGTTAGTCGTCTCGCTCCACACGCCCTGGTCATACTTCACCAGCCGGACGCGCAGCTTCGCGATGTCCGAAGCAATCAGCGTCATGCAGGAATAGACCGCATGGAAGGACCGAACGCCGTCGTAGTCGATTTCGACGTTGCGCTGCCAGTTGCCGCTGTTGCCCTCAAGGATACTGATCCAGCCACCCCGCGACGAGGGCACAGGCGAGGCATTGACGGCCTTGATCGCCTTGACCCTGACGTTGGGGTAGCTAGTTTTCATCACTCGTCCGCCTTGTCAGCAATCTTCGCGCGCAGCTCGTCAGCGTCCCATGCGTGATAGGCCCGCTTCTCGTAGAGACGCTGGTATTCAGCCCGGAGGCTCGTCAGTTCGTCGTGCTGGATCTCGGCTTGTGCAGCCATGTCGGAGCGCTGATATCCCAGCTTTCCGAGGACGCGAGCAAAACGGGGGTCTGAGGCCCGCAAGGCGCGGTCCATGTAACCGGAATTCTTCATGTGCGTGCTCCTACTTGGCCTGCGGCCTTTTGGTTCCTAGACCTGATCCTGTCGGCTTGGGCTTTCCTTGCCTCGTCAGTCCAGCGGCCTGCCTTCAGGCGGGCCTTGGCCTCTGGGTCTGCCCACCGTGCTGCAATGCGGGCGGATTGTGCCGCTCGAAATTCGTCAGACTTCAGGTGAGCCAACTTGTGCTTGCGGTATTCTTCATCGGACCAAAGGGCCTTAGCTGCTTTGGATTGCGCGGCCTTGACAGAGGGCATCGCCGCAGTCTGCTTGGATTTCTCAGAGGTGCGCCGTCGCACATCCTCCTTACGCAACGCTTTCCGGATTGCTTCATTTCGGCGCGCAACAATCTCAGGGTTGCTTGAAGCGAATTTCACGAATGCGGCGATTTGTTTCCTGCCCGCTTCCGTGTCTCGATACTGGGCCATTGCCTTGGCCTTGTTGGCCAGATAGCGATTGCGGTCTTCTTCATTCAGGTAATCCAGCCCCTCGCCGCCTGAGGTGGAGTTAGTCAAAGGCAGTCCGAGTTGGATTGCGTCAGCAATAAGCCTACGTTCAACGTCCTGCCATCTCTCGTCTGGTCCAACTTCGTGCAAGATGACCAATAACGGCATAAGATCGCATGCTGCTAATCGCCTGATCCACCGGGAAGTGTGATGATCAGCAGCGCCCCGGACAGCACAGGAAATATGCGCCCTAAGCCTCTTCTGCGGGTTAACCGACTTCCCAATGTAGCGGATTTCACCGGACAACGGGCAATGAAGCCCGTAGATAAACACGGCCATGGCTTCCTCCTATAGAAGCAATTCCTAGATGATGCGTGCGTCAGACCGCTAGGAAACGGCTTTTCGGGAGCTACCCTAGACGCACGAAGCAAGTTTACCGGGGGCCAGCACGAAATGCTAGCCCTCGATGCTATTAGGGGGTTTCAGGCGCAGCGGCAGCGCCCCAAGTTGCACCCGTGAGGATGGCAACTGCGGACGGCCGGCGGCGGGACCAGTTGATGAAGCGCTCAACTCTGAATGCTACAGAATTCGTCTGGAACATCGAGACCAGCGAAGCCGAAGGCGTGGGGGTCGTGGAGTTGTGGGCCGGGTTGTCGGCCATCTCCAGCGATGCCTCGCGGGACATGTCGACCTGCATGCCGCCTTCATCCGCCAGGTAGATGTCGTTGGCATTTGCCAGAACGACAGTGCCCGCGGGGATGTAGTCGGAGACGATGACCGGCATTCCGTTGAAGGTGCCGCCCATCATCGAGACGCCGGCGAATTCCGGCTGACCCAGGGGGTTCACCATCATCGACAGAGCCAGCGCCGTAGTGCTGCCCATGATCCAGACGCCCGAGGTGGGGGCGTTGTTCGCCGCGATGAACGTCGCCATCAGCGCGCGGATGTCCGAACGAACCGCATCAGCATCGCCACCGGCCGAGGTCACCGCGGTCAGGCCGTTGGTGATCGAAGCAGGCGAGACGCCAGCAACTGCAGCCTTGGCCGGGTTGATGAAGTCGATGTCCAGGCGCGCAGCAATGGCCGAAGCCAGCTGATCGCGCAGCAGCGCCTCGGCGGCGGGGCTGGAACGGCGCAGCAGCTCCTCGGTGACGACTGCGATGTTCGCGACCTTGAAGATGTCCAGGATGTTGCGCTCATACCCGAAGCGGGTCAGCGGCTTGGCACGGCCTTCACCGACCCAGTAGCCTTCGCCACCTTCGGTCTGACCGACCAGGGGGACGTTGAACGGCACGGCGCGCAGGCTGGGGACACCACCCTGGCCGAAGCGGCCCAGGATGGTCCGGGGGCGCAGGAACTCGACGAAGTCGGCGATGACGTCCGTGCCTTCACCGTACAGCGGGGCAGCCCAGTTGCCATCCAGCGTGGAGCCGGCCGGAACAGGCGCCTTGTTGACGATGCCGAACACGGCAGAGCTTTCGCCATACAGCTCCTTGGCAACGGTGCGAACGCTCTCGCCGTCCAGCTTCGCCAGCGCCTTGACCTTCGCCAGACGAGCGAAGCCGATACCCTTGTCCAGCTTCTCGGACAGGCGAACCTGCGCGGGGACCGAACCGGGTTGACGGGTGTCTGCGTCGGCCGCCTTGGCACCAGCGGGGGCCTGAGCCGACGCCAGCTTGACGCGCTCCAGCGCACGGAAGCGCTTGATGTCAGCGTCGATCTGCTGGACTTCGGCCTCCAGGGCGTCGAACTCCTCCTGCTCATCGGCCGAGGTGGTCTCGCCGGCATCGGCCGACTTGCTCAGGATGGTTTCCATCTGCGCAGCGTTGGCCGCGCGCTTTGCTTCCAGGGAAGCGATTTGATCTGCCAGACTCATTGTCTCGGCTCCTTTGGAATGAAGTTTCACAGGCTTGCCCGAGACGCCGGGTTTCTTCTCGCTCTGGCCTGACGCGGCCATCTGCTCTTGCGAGATGGATTTGACTGCCGGGACGCTGACCGTGGTCAGCTTATCGCCCGGCTGAAAACTTTTGGTTCCTGTGATCAGTGCCCCCTGATGGGCCGGCACCGATACGGCGGACAACTCTAACCATTCCCACGAGCTGAACTTCATTCCACCAGTGGGGAGCGCAGAATACTCTATGGGCTTGAAGCCGATTGAGACAGCCTTCCGCAGACCGCTCTTCACCAACTGCCAAGCACTATCGCACAGATCCTTGACCTCGCCCGGCTCCGCAATCTTCTTGATATGAGCCCAGAAACGAATGCCCTCGCTCGTCACCTCAACACGGTGCACCTCGCCAACCGCGCGCTTGTGGTCGTGGTCAAGAAGGAAGGGTAGCGGCAGATTGTAAACCGCGCCTTTTGGCATCACGACATCGCCCATGCGATCTTCTTCGACGCGGCTTGCCCATCCTTCGATAAGGCGCTCATCATCGTTCAGCGCCTTGATTTCCAAGGCGACATAAGCTCTGTCCATTTTTTCAGCCTTATTTTGCTAGCTGCCGACCCGCTCGCATGTGAGCGCACCGAGCCTTACGCTCTTCCGCAGTCATGGAAGCCCAATAAGAAGAAGCCTGCTTGCTCAATTTGTCTTTAATGAGAGGATCATTGGAACGCTCCCGCAAAGTCGCAGCAATCTTGTCTCGGACGTTTTGATCTTTGGATGGATTTCTGAGGCCATTCGCGTAAGCGCGCCTCATCCCTTCTGCACGAGCAAGCTTATCTTGGTCTGTCAGAACATACCCTCGCCTTGCGTTCTGCAGGGCTGCCATATGCGCTTCGCTTTTCATCTTGCCCTTTTGGGCTTCACTCAGCTTTTGACGGTGAGCCTCAGACCTCGGTGGGCATTTAGTCCCTCTCCGCCTATCTGCTATTTTAGTCTTAGTTTCGTCGCTTAAAACACGCCCTAAGCATGAGCCCGCAGCGCGGGTCATGTTGTATTCAGACTTGCAATCTATTGCTTTCTGTTCTTCCAGAATGAGGCTTTCTCGGTCACAGACGACGATAGTCCGGAACTGAAAAGCTTCCTCACCGTACTTGATCCATGCGCTTTGCAGCGCGCGGCTATGGTGATCCTGCTTACGCAGGCGTCGGATGTGATCCGCCTTGCGCCTAGCCAGATTTACCGCACTCCCAACGTAACGTTTTCCGTTCACGAGGTTCACGATTTCATATATACCGGATACAGCCATTTGATGCGCTCCAATCGCGTCTTGATGGTAAGGGCCGATGTGGTGGTGAGACACCGTATCGGCCCGTTTATTTTATCTGAATCAATCGCCTATATCAATCAAGATCAGCCGATAATCAGCATCTGGTATTCCGGCTGACGGGCCGGCTCGGGGTTCCGGCTCATCACCGTAACCGCGTCGAAAAGTGCCATCGCGGGGTCGATCTTCAGATCACCCGCATTCTGCTTGGTCGCCCGGATGCCGGTCGCCGTCGGCTCGATCTTGATGTTGCTCACGCACCACGCCATTAGCGCGGACCCGTCATGCTTCATCGTACCGTTGATCAGCTTCCGTTCCGTCGTCTTGATGGCGTTCATCAAGGCCCAGCCCTGCGGAGCCCCGATCAGCTTGCCGTTGTCTGGCGTGACGTCGATTTCAGCTAGAGCATCAATCATCTCGCCCAGGCCCGCAGGGTCAGCCGCGACGGAAGCCAGCAGCCGACGCTGATCGATGTCTTGGATAAGCTCCACAATTTGGCGAATGTCGTCCAGCTCATCGCCGACGATTGTCAGGCTGCCCTCTGTCTCGAAGTCCCGCAGTCGCGGCGCGATGCTCTTGCGCCGTTCCATAACCCCCGCATGACACCAGGCATGGTGCCAAGCCAGCCAATCCTTGGATTGGGCGTCCCGCCCTACCACAGCTACGCCGAACAGATCGTCTGCGCCACCGCCGTCCAAGCCGACGACAACAACCTCGGACCGACCTAGGATCGCCTCAAGGTCAAGCCCCTGCTCTGCACGCTTTGCCCAGTAGTCGGCGCCGGGCCAGCGGTTGGACCGCAGGTTCATCCCGATCTCGACGTTCAGGTGCTTGGCGAGGAAAGTCGCCCGCGTACTGGCGTCTTTTGCCAGCTCCTTACCCATCTCCCGATCGAGCCAATCCTGGCTGACCGATCGGCCCATATTCGGGTTGGTGATGTAGAAGTTCGAAGGCTGCAGGTAGCCCTGGTTGTCCATCAACTTCTTGGGGAACTCGTAGATGACCGGCAGGAACCGCTTATCCACGATCTTGCCGTCCCGCACATCTCGGGCGTAATCCAGCTTATCCTTGAACACCCCGGCCGGCGGGGCATCCGATTGCGTCGTCAGATAGACCACGAAGCCCTCAGGCCGCGAAATCATGCCGCCCGTAGCCTCGCGCAGCATCGCATCAGCACCGGGGCGCTTGCCGAAGATCCACAGCTCATCGATCAGTACGCGCCCGGACTTTTTCCCCGACACGGTGTCCGTCTCAGCTGCAACAACCTTCAGCGACGACCGGTTGACCCGGTGCGTGATGGTCCGGCTATGATCCTGGACGTGGAACATGGCATCCAGCTCAGGATCGGCGCGAACCATAGCCGCTGCGGGCTTGAAGCTGTTCCCCGCGACCTCAATCGTCGGGGCAAGGATCAGCAGCTCCTCCTCCTCGCGCCAGCCGGTGATGAGCGCTGTCATCATGATCCCGGCCGCCAGCGTGGACTTGGCATTCTTCTTGCTGATGCAGAGGAAGAACTCCGCAATCAGCTGGTTTCCTGTCTCCGGATCGTTGGCGCCGAAGATCGAGGCCACGAAGTCGAAGATCCAGTCTTCGCAGCAATCCCCAAACCGGGGCTTGCCCGGAAGGTCGGCCACCCGAAGATCCTTGAACACGCTCAGCGCGTACTCAGCTTCACCGGGGAACAGTGGCGCGAACGGTATCAAACCCTCTTTCGCCACAATCCGCCTTTCCCAGTCAGGGCAGGCGGTCGTCCAGTCAGTCATTCTTAACAGCCAGGCGCGGACCCTGCCGCGGCGCAAAGCGGCCCTTGGTGGCCTCCTCAGCCGCAGCCTGCTTCTGCTCCTTCTTGCCCGGCGCCGCCTCGACCGCGCGGACATGGACGTAAGGCGCTGCTGACTGCGCCATCCTATCGCGGCGCAGATCATCCGCCCCATCGTCGTTCATCACGGCAAGCATGTACTCCAAGGGCGTCAGGCCGCCCAAGGATTTGCGCGGCCGGTTGGCAGCCGCATCATTCTTGATCGCAGGCGCTTTGCCCGCCTCTTTTTTCGGGCGACCAGCACCCGGACGCGCACCGCCTCGGGCCATTGCATCACCTTTGAATTGATTGAATTGGGGGCTGAAGTAATCAAACAGCCCGAAGATTATCTGCGGATGCCTTGAGCGCGGGTCTTGGGAGGTAGCCGCCTTTCGGCCTTGGGGCACCCCCCCTAGCTCGATCACCCGAACAGCCGCATCTGCCCTAGCATGCGCGCGCCCTTCGCAGAGTTGCACGACCTGCACGCACATGCCGTGTTGCGATATGAATGTTCTCCGCCCTGAGAAAGAGGAACGATATGGTCAAGCTCAGGAGCAAGGGCCTCAGTCGTTCCCCTCTTAGACTGCCTTGTCTTCACACCACACAGGTGGCATCTCCACTTATCGCGAGCAAAGACCTGCATTGGATCAACGGGCTCAACCTGCGCAGTCCTCTTCCTCGCTCTCTTTATTGCCCAGTACGTATGCTGCGGTGGACGCTTCCAGCCCTGGGCCTTCTTGCGAACCCGCTTCAGCGCTTGCCTGCATGCAACTGAGCAGATGAAAGCTCCAGGCTTCTTCGCAATGAACGAGGACCCACACCTCTTGCACGTCGATTGGTACTGAGGCGGAGTGCGGTAGCTCGCCATCTGCTCTGCTTTGCGCGATGTCTTGCACTCACCCGTGCAGAACAGCCTGCGTCGGCCTGAGCCTTCATGGGTATATGAGAATTGCGCTCCACACACGATACATGTAGAATGGATTTCAGCCATGCGATGCCCCTATCATCGTTAGGTCAAGGCCGCTTTGGTGTTGACGCACCGAGCGGCCTGTTTAGTTTACATCACCAAAACTTTGCTGTGAATCCTTGGCGCTTCTCTTGCCTCTGTTTTTCGCCGTCGTGGCATGACTTGCACAAACATTGCAGGTTGGCGCGGTCCCAAAAAAGCCCATCCCGGCCCCTATGGGGACGAATGTGATCGCAAACCAATTTCGATGTGTCACTCTCTGCTTTCCCACACATAGCGCAGATGAACGCTGCGTCCTTCAGCACCTGCCAGCGTAGCTTCTGCCAGCGCGCCGTGTTGTACCATGCGCGCCAGGGGGTAGCCTGCCTGCGGTATGCCGTGCGGCCCTGCTCCCCCTTGGGAGCGACCAGCACAGGCCGCATTGCCGTAAGCCTGGACGGTGGAGCCTTGAGCCTAGCCATGCCGTGTCACCAGTACCCCGTCAGTCTCGCGCTTGCCTTGCCGCTTATGGGGCGGAGGCCGAGGCGAGCCCTGACAGCGATGTAGTTGGCGATGCTCATGATGTGCCCTCGCATAGCAGCAGCTGGTGATGTGCATGGATCTGCATTTGGGTGTGCAGCTGCTGCCGTGAGAAGGCGCATGGAAAAGCCCGCTCCGAACTAACGGGGCGGGCTGTGTGCGTCTCTCCGCACTGTCACCAATTGACCGTAGGTTGCGGGCCCCTGATCTTCCCTTGATCCATGCACGGACTCGAACCGTGGGCCTGAGGCTTATGATGAGCGCGGCTGTAAGCCTGATTTCCGGCAGGCTCCCTCCCTCGCACGCAAGGGACCGTTGCACCGAACCGCGTTCAGGAGGTGCAATAAAGGCGGCTGATCAAGCCACCCTAGCCTGACGGGACTTGAACCCGCGACCTTCTGCCCTGCGGCTTGCTCTACCATCTGAGCTACAGGCCTTATTGCACCGCCAGAAAGCGGATCGCAGGCATAGAGTTACCAATCGCCTGCGATTATTGGGATAGCACGTCTTTTCGTGTTTGACAACCCTATCTTGTGCGCCCCATTGATTCGGACAGCCGATCTAGCGCCACTCGCAGATGAGCGAACCCATCACGGACCCGCAGCGCGCCGTAGACCGATGACGGGTGGTGCCCGTCCAGCACGCAGGCGGTGATGATCTGCCGGTCGCCAAGCTGAACATGGCGGGACAGCTTTTCGTACTTGCTCAGCCGATCGATCTGGATCGTCACCGCATGGTCCGGCTTGGGGCTGGACTGTACCCGGTCGTTGTCCGGCAGCGCAGGCTTGCCGCGCAAGGTGCCCTCGAACGCGTCACGCAGGGCAGTGGCTGCGTTGAAGCCTGCCGTGCTGATGTTGCCACGCTTGTGCCAGAACTCCAGCAGGTCGACACGCCTGGCGCCGGTCACGCCGTTCGGGTTCGTAGTCTTGCCGGTCTTGGCGTCCACCTCGCCGCGCTCCTCGATGACCAGCCCTGCCCGATTGGCTTGGCCGGTAGCGCCGTGGTCCCATGCTGCTGTGATCATCGTGATAGGCCTCTTGGATTTTGCCAGACCGCCGGCAAGAGCGGCGCGGCGTTGCTTGTTGGCCTTGCGGCTCTTGGTGGTCATGCTTGGCCTCGTGCTTTCTTCAAAGCGACGTTTGCTTCTCTGAGGATCATTCCGATTTCCGTTTCAGCGCCGTTGAACCAACGGTTCACTTTATCCAGCGCCTCATACAGATCCGGCGCCGCGGCGATCAGATGGGCGTTAGCATCCTGCTCATCGCGGTCGGTGTATTCGTGATATTCACCGTCGTTCAGATCGGCGACGAAATCGTTCCCGCATCCGTAGCCATGCACGCGACCAGCTGGCAGCGCGTCCGCCTTGCTGATGATCGAGCTGAAGTCGATAGCCCACGGCCCCGGCGTCCACTTGCGTTCACTCATCCCTCTGCGCCCCTCTGTTCCCGTCTGGCGGGCTTGTGATGTTCCGTGGTGTCCTGGGGCCAGTCGCTCTCGTCTCCTGCGCCCAAGGCTGCGATGGTGGCTGTCAGCTGGTGGTCCTGCTGCCGGCGAGCCCGGCGTTCGCGCTGGTTGCGTTCCTGGCGGGTAAACTTCAGTTCGGGCCTCATGCTGCCACCCGCTCGGACCGACGGGGGATGCCAAGCACCTCCACAAGCGCAGAGATGCGCGCGTTGGAAATGCCGTACTCTCGGGCAATGTCTGCAGTCCGCACTCCGTCACGGTAGGCTTGCGCGATCTCATCTGCGCGGGGGTGGTTCAGCGCGTTCTTGCGGGCCAGTTCCTGAGCGTGGGCACGCATTGCGGCGCGGTCCACCTGGACTGTTTTGCGCATGGAGGCCGCCCACGCCTTGCGCATGGCATCATCGGCCTCTGCGGCCTTGCGGGCCTTCCACGCATTGACCAGACGAAGCAGGCGACGGGCTGATTTCTCAGACAATGGGCGTTTCAGCGTGCGGGCCAAGGCTTGGTAGTTGACACCCAGTGCATCCGCTGCGGCCTTCACGGTTGCAAACTGATGCCCGGCAATATCAACGGGCTTCTTGTTGCGCGGATATTTGTTGCGCGCTGGTGAGGAACAGCCCAGCCCGACGCCTTCGGTGTGACCATAACGGCTGAGGTAGCTCGAAAGGGATGCCGGCTTGATACCCAAGGCGGCAGCGGCTTCATTTACTGACGGATAATCCTTACCCCTAATGTGCACGGGCATGCAGTTCGCGCGGCTCATGCTGCTTCTCCGATCCAGCCATTGGCTTTGGCGATGCTGACCTGTTCCCGGCCGCGAGGCGTCAGGACCACGGCGCAGGCACCATTCGGCGACGGACGTTCATCGATCAGGCCCAGGGTTTTCATCGCCCCGGCAATCCACGGCTTGGACCGCAGCGGCGACTTGGCGAGGAACACCTTGCCCTCGGCGTATTGCTGCGAAGCGCGTGCTAGCGATGCCAGCATTGCCATCACGTCGTCGCGGTTCTCGGTGACGATGTTCCGGGCGCCGTAGGGGTGGTAAGGGTCATTGCCGACGTTGCGGGCCGGGTGGCGTTCGGGCGATAGGAAAGCGTTCACTTGCGGGCCTCCAGGGTCATGCGGCGGATCACGTCGATGGTGTCCTGTGCGGTGAAGGGGCGCTTGGGTGTAGCGCGGCGGATGATGCGGCCGGTTGGGGCTGTCTCGTCACGGTCTGCCGCAGGGATGTCGAACGGGGCCGGCGGTACGGCAGCGGCGGGCATCTTGCGCTTGCCGAAAGGGTTGTTTGTCATGCGGCGCTTCATGCCCGTGCCTCCGGGATGCACAGAACAGAACGGGCGTAGGCGATACCGGCCTCAGTCAGCTCCCAGATCGTTTCTCGCTGGCCCTGGGTCTGGTGGATCAGGCCGTCGCGATGCAGCGCAGCGATGGTGTCGATGCGGTCCCGCATTGCGCAGCGGTGGCGATAGGCGAAGTCTGCGCCCGTCAGTGGAACAGGCTGGCCGCGGCGGAAGAATGCCCTGAGGGGGTGGCGGGTCATGCTACCAGCGCCTCCAGCTCAGACACGTCGAAGGCGCGCTTGTCGGGGATGCCGACCTCGCGCTTGATGATGGCCCGGCTGTCCACATCAGCGCGGGCGGCTTCGTGGGCTTCGCGCAGCTCGATCAGACGGGCGCGGACCTGATCGGCGGGGTATGTCTCAGCCATCTGCTGTGCCAACTGCAGGCGGCGTTCACGCAGGACGTGACGGCTGGCACCGGCCTTCTCCAGCATGATAGCGCTGCGGCCCCAAAGCCAATTCTCGCTGATGGGCAGCCCGTCATTCAGGCGCTTCAGGTTGATCTCGACGCTGTCGGCCTTCCAGCTGTCGCCGTTTCCGCCAACCTTGGAACCGGCGGCCTTCGCAGCACGGGCCAAGTCCTTCGGGCTGGGCCAAGCCCACGTCTCGGCCTCGTCGGACAGCTTGTCGGAGAACTCGCGCCACCAGGCTGCCAGCTTCTCGCCCTCGGGGGCAAACCGACGCAGGATGCGCAGGTATTCGGTCATCTGGGCAGCCTTGAGGTTCTCGTCGCCAGCGATGCCTTTGGGCGGGACGCGGCGGGCAAGGTATTCGCTCAGTTTGCTGGTGAGGTCGGCGGCGTGGAGATTCATCGTGCGGCCCTTCTCTGTTCAAACGCGTCGTCGGCTTCCATTTGGGCTGTGACGAGGCGCAGGGTTTCGGCGGTGATGGCGGGTTGATGGACAGGGGTCTTGAGCGTGGCGGTAATCCAGGGGATCGGCTCCGCTACGCCCTCGCGCTGCGATCGCCTGAAGGCTTCGCGTGTCCTGTTGAAGCCATGCTCACGGATCATTTTCCCGATGAACGAGCCAGCAGGCTTTTCACTCACCCGCTTGCGCTTGAGGTATTCCCGAGCATTTGCCCAGAATTCAGCATTCTCAGCTTCAGACGGCGCGCAGCGCCCAGAAGCGTTAGCTTCTGGTATTGATGGTTCAATGGTGGTTCTTGATGGTTCGTCCGCAGATTCTGCGGGGGTAAATGACGTTTTCTGCGGGGGGGTGGCGCAGCTTTTGCGGGGGCGCAGCTTTTGCGGGGGCGCAGAATCTGCGGGGGTTACTGGGGTTGGACGAACGAAGAACAGGTTCGTCCCGCCTGGCCCGGCGTTGTCTTCGATCTGCAGGTAGCCCTCTGCCCGAAGTGCCTTGATGTGGCCCTGCACTGCGCGCTCCGACATGCCAGTTCTCTGCGCCAAGCGGGGCGTCGAAGGGTAGCAGCGGCCCTGGTCGTCGGCGTGGTCGGCCAGCGCCAACATAACAAGACGCTCGCCAGCCTTGAGCGTGCTGCTCTCGAAAACTGCAGCCATGATGCGGACGCTCATTCGACCTCTCCGATGATCTGGCGATGCAGGTCGGTGTAGCTTGGCACTCCGATGGCAGCGGTGGCCTCCTCGGCGCTGGTGACAACCACGACATGTCCGCGCCATGCGCCGTGCCACTCGACTTGCGCCGGGGTCAGCTTGCGCGCCGACGGGGGCAGCAGGCCGTCCTTCACCTCGATGGCAAAGCACCGGCCGCGGAACCCGACCAGCAGGTCAGGGCATCCCTGCCCCACTGCATGAAGCGGCTGGACGCTGGCACCGACGGCGCGCAGGGCACCGACGATCTCGGCTTGGTTGCGATCGACCTTGGCGGCTCTACGCATGGTCACGCCCCGCCAAGTAGGTCGCCAGCGACTTGTGAACCGCCAGGAAGCGCTTGCGGCTCTCGTTGCTGCGGAAGCGCATGCCCTTCGCCCGTCGTGCGATGATAGGCATCACGCCAGCGTTGCTCTGCCCATTCCCGATGATCGCGACAGGCGCGCAGGGGCTTTGTACGCGGGTGCCCGTGCGGGGCAACGAAGCCGAAGCATCCGATGCCGCCGCAACCGGGGTGATGACATCCACGCCGCTGAACGCCATCAGCTGCAGACGGTCTATTTTCAGGGGCTGGCATGTCATCAGGCCGCGGCCCGCATCCGGCCGTAAGCGCGAAGCTCTTTTGCGTGCGCGATACAAGCCTTTGCCATGGCTTCGTATTCAGCGGCGCGGGCTTCGATCTCCTCGTCGGTCAGGCTTTGGATGGGAACGAGAACCTGTTCGCCCTGGCGCATGACCGTGTAGGCTTTCTGCATGTGATCGAAGCCGTCCATGATGATCTGACGGTCAGTCGCCGCAGCGGCTTTGGGGGCATATGCACCCACAGTCCGCGACACGGTTTCTTTGATGAAATCGACTGCGCAGGCCACGTAGAAATCGGCATCTTCGCCGTCTATCTCAGACTTCATCGTCAGGATTTCTTGGGTGAACCAGTCAACCCGGATCGCAATTCCTGCGCCGACGCGCTCTTGAACAAGGCGGCGAATTTCGGAGGTAACGTCTGTCTTGCTACGCATGGTCAGATCCTCGTCATGATGCGGTCATGAACCGCGTCGATTTTGTTGATGCAGCCGCGCAGACGCAGACGCTCCTCTGGGGTCAGGATCGCGGTCACGGCTTCGATGTTCTCTTTCACCAAGGCGCGGGCGTAATCTTCGAACGCGCCAATGAAATGCAGTGCGCGGTTGAACTCGCGCGGGTCGCGGCCCTTTAAGTCGATGATCGGTCGGGGCGGTTCAGGCTGGCGCTTTTGCGTGCCTTGGCTGGCGAGCTGCGAAAGGGTCGGAGGATTAGGGCTTTCGACCTGCTCCTCAAAATCATCCTCAGAAACGTTAGCAACGCGAACGGCCTGCTTTGCCTGATGCGGAGACATGCCGGCTTCACGAGCTGCATCTGCGCGACCCAATTGAAGGCGGTCGCCCGCCTTTAATTCTGGCTTTGGGCCAGTAGGAGCTGGCTCAATCTGCTTCAGCAGCTCACCCGCGCGACGAATGGCCCTTGCACGGATGCGCTGCGCCATGCGCTCAAGCTGGTCGTCTTGGGATTGGCGCGCATAGCTTGCCAATGCAGCCGCCTTGTCAGCCCAGTCATTGCATTCATCGACTGCGCTGCACTGCGCCAACGCGGCACGGGCTGCTTCGTAGGTTTGCGGGAGGCGGGCGGAGTTTACGGGGGCGAGCGCGTTCATGCTGCGCCCTCGAAGAAATCAGATGGCTCGATATTGCATTTGCCCTGTTGGGCCGCTTCGATCAAAGCCTGTTGCGCTTTCTGCGGGATGCGGCCTCCAGTGCCGCCCTTCTCCTGGCCGACCGTCCAGCGGTAGACCCAGCTTTCGGAGCATCCAGTTAGCTCCGCGACCCTTGAGATCCCGCCGCACTTGTCGATGATTTTGTTGGCGATGGTCAT